ATAAAGATTATACGCTTCAGGATATACTTTCCCAACTTGCCAATCCCCCTCTCCCTCTTTGTACATTTGAGCTAAGGGGGTTCCAGCATATACCCCATAATCAAAATCGGCCTGCCCCTCAGGATTTAAAATGCTAGCATATTGATCCCACCAATTCCCTTCCTGGCCTGTTTGGGCCCACCAATCAGCTAATTGTTGACCCGTCCAGGTCTCGTAAGTTCGTTCCGGGGGGGCGTAATCTTCCCAGGCAGGCGGCTCTTCGGGAGGGTTTGTGGCTTTTTCTAACTCAGGATCAAGTCCCCAAGCCGTATCATGTGTTCCCGTCAACCAATCCCAAAATTTTCCCATTAATATCTCCTTAACTCATAATCCAGCGCAAACCCAGCTATCTTGGCGGCGCCTAGCTGATTGTGCTGAATCTTGAATCCTATTCCTTTTCCATCTAGTTCATAAGGCACAGATACATCCGTAGACCACCATCCCGAACCAACCGCTGCGGTCATGGTTGTAACCGCGCTTGAGGTTCCGTCCTGCCCATATACTGTTAATACGTAGGCGGCCCCAGTCGCACTTGCTACCTCTCCAACTTTGGGTTTTACCCTCCCAAAATGTTTAATCTTTTCAAAATTTCCCATAGAATAATAGGGGGTCTGCACTTGCATGTTTATTGCTACGGTACTTGAAACGCTGTCATCTGTACCATTATTACACCGTTGTAACATCGGAGGGCCAAAATTAGCAGCAGCGACTAAATATCCGGTATCACCGGCCCCACCGTGATAGGCAAAAATATCCGCCCTGTAGTTATCAAACTTCCAGAAGCTTACTCTTCCGTCCCCCATATCATCTTCGCGAAAAGTATCTGGGTCAAAGATTAACGTTGTCGAGTTTGAGGGGAAAGACATATATATCCATCCCCGATACAACACTGAGGCTACGTTAGAGGTTACCCAGGAGTCGATATCATTTTGGATATGTTTGCTCACTTTTAGGCGCTGGGCACCATCCCACCGGTAAATCCCATCCCGGTCCATCATAAACATATCTTGGTCCCGCACTACAACAGAACGCCCGCTGACTGTTCCTCCCGGGACAAGATATTTCTGGTAGAAGTTGGCAAACGAATTACCGAATATTCCGTGGATTCCCCCATCTTTCACGATGGATAGGGATTCTCCATGAGACTCCAAAGCCTTAATCTCGCGCCCTCCTTCTTCAAAATAATATACATCCCCAGCCCGCCAACTCGTGGCTTTGTGATATGGGGAATGATTGACAGTATTCTCGAAGCCTAAAAAGTAATGATTTTTGTGCACCTTAACCGTTTTAGGTCTTTCATCATCGAAAATCTGTGTCAAATATTGTGTATGTTTGACTGTCAAATAATCACACACCGCCGTTGTCGAGGGGGCTGTAGTGAAGTACATCCTGAACACATATCTATTGTCAAGCTGGTCGGTACTCAAATCCGAATCTGCCACTACCCAGTCTGTAGGATAATTCCATTCAACCGTCAAAGTTCCGGTAGCTGCGCCCAGGGCCAGACCCGTGACTATGCTACAGGTTCCCCAAGTATCACTACCCTTGTAGTATTCATAGTTAAGTGCCAAATCGGAAGCCAGAGTATCTACTTCCGTGAATTCTATTTTATTAAATGTATAATCACAAGCAACCCATATACCATCGCTTGCGGTTGCCTGATTTAAATCAAAAGTTCCTTCATCCCGGGCGTCTGTTGAGTCATCAATATATAAACTTGCAACATCCGATCCGCTTTTGTCAAAATATCCCGCAAACCAATTCGTTGTGGCCCGTACTCTTGTGTCGTGTATTTCTAGATCATCTATGATCCAACCAGATCCATCATGGTACAGAAAAGCTGGTTTATCTACACCGTTAACCGCAATCACTTCCCCGCCTATTGCGTCCATCTCCACCTTATTACCTGTTGTCCAGGTATACGAGGAATCAATTGCGCTTACTCCTGTACCGGTAGAAGAATAGAACCCCACGGTAGACCCATCATCAACAGCCAAAATAGTCAACCAGGAAGTTGTCGTCGGTACATAGCATCGGAAATATCCCTGTATCACATCCGAGGCGGCCCAGGAATTGGTAGCATACATCCCTATCCCGTTGCGCTTTTCTAGAGTAGTATCCCAATAACAATTTAAAGCGGTCAATAATTCATTTGGCTTGAGATGTTCAGAGGGTACGTTTGTGAAATACCCACCCCGAAAATCATCAATCGCTATAGTTCTCATTAGTCCTCACTAGAAAACGTTACTTTGGGTACCAAAACAGGTTCGTGTCTCGGGAACATAGCCGGGTTCTGGTTATTATACAATCGGTTGTATTTTCGCACCTGGTCAAGATATCTTGAGTACAAACGTTGTGCCCTTAGCTCTTCGAAGTTCATCTCTGCCTGTAGGGATGCTGCAAAATACAAGGGCATTAGCTGGTGCTCTGTGTCGATGGTCATATCTACACTGCCTTGTGTTGCCGCATCCACCCAATCGGTGGGATAGTATTTATAAAAGATATGTAGACTTTTTTGGCTTCCGGGGGCTGGATATAGGCGTAGTCTCTTGCCATATACATGATATTGAATGGGCGTTCCCGTATATTCCGGAGAAACAAACAGCCCGAAGGGAGCAGGAGAAAGAGCGTTGTCGTCCCATTCAACCCGGTACATCTGCAAGAAATTATCAGGCAGCGAAACCTCAACCGCACAATCCAGGGGAAAAGACCCCGTACAGGTAGGTGCGGTGAAAGAAGCCGCACCCCCGAGAATGAGATTAAGGGCGTCAATATGCGTCGGAGCGGTAGGTTCCGCAAACACCGCCGAGCTTACCGTTGCCTCGAATGTTAAGGTGAAATACCAGCTCGCCGAGGCCCAGGAGATCGTACAAGTAGCGGCTTGAGCGGTTAGTGCGGTTGTAAGCTGTGTTGCCACCGTACCGGCCGTTGCGTTGATGTAGTCCATGGTCGTAATCGCCACATCGGTAGCCGTGCCACCGTTCAGCGCCAAGGAGAAAGCAAAGTCTGTCTGAAGATCAAACAAGGGCGTGATAGTCAGATAGTCTTCGGTTATCATACCATAGGCGTCTTTGGCGAACTCACGCTGTCCTTCGTTAATAAGCTGCATGATAGCAGTATCACTGGCACCGCTTGAGTTTGTACGTGATAGTTCTCGCACCTTGGTAATTGCTTGAGATAAAGTCATTATTTACCTACTCTAAAATAGTTAGGCGCCCGAGGACGCCTAACCTTTAATATCCCGTATATCCCGTAAATCCAAATAGCGCATAATGCGTGGCATCTATTATTGCATATAGGGTTGCGCCTGAGTCAATCTTGAGCCCTCTATCGCCAAAATTGATGTTCTGCAACCCTATGGCCGTTGCATCAACAGACCATATCACCGTTGTCGAAGATCCGGCACAGATATTGATCTTTTTACCCGTTGTGATGCCGCACACATTCACAAACCCATAGCACAGGTATACACAATCGCTTCCCGGAGGGTTCATTAGAGTAGTAGTTCCCGTGGTCGTAAGAGCCCCGTACGTAGCCCAATACGCCTGATTGCTAATACTCATTTAGAATCCCCATGCAAAGAATGTTACCGCAGATACTGTTGCCATCGAGGTATCAGTCGGTACTTCGGTCATCGGTTCCGCCACGGTCATAGTGGCAGATGCATCCAACTGACCGATATAATAAGCTTTCAGCTTACCACTTACATACCGAAAGGTGTATCCGTTGGCGGGTTCGGCAAGCACTCCTTTTACGGAAGCTAACTGCGGGATAGTGAACGTCGCCCCCCCATCGGGATAGGTCGCCGCATAATCAAAAGAACCGTACACGATTTTAAGGTTTTGGCCTGCGTGAGAGTTCAAATCATACGCATTAAACGCATATCCGTCTGGTACTACTGTTGCTGCCATGTTCTTTCCTCCATTTTATAATTAGGCGCCCAGGGGGGGGGCGCCTAACTCTTAGTCTGCACCGTCAATGCGGACCGGGAAGAGAAGAATGTCATAGGTGGCTGTCGAGCCCGTGGTCTGGAATACTCCAAACTCGTTGTCGCCTCCCGCCGGGGCTGCTCCCGCTGTCACAATCGCATCTGAAGCGAGTTTAACCGCATGTCCTACCGTGCCCGTGGTTGTGGTGATAACGGCATCAGAGCAATAACCGCCAATCTGGAACCACCCATAGTCGCCGGACGAATAGGTTGATTTTGCAATACCAACGTACTGTAACATCTGCACATCGCTGGTATCGGCAACCGCTGTAGCGGTCCAACCATATTGCCCGAACATAACCGCATAGGCATTCTTCTTGGTGGCGCCGGCCGTTGCGTAAGCATATAGCCATACGCTACCATCACCGTCGTATTTGGGCTGTAGGGAACCGACACTCCCTCTTTTTCTATCCTGTAACCAAGCCATGCTACACCTCCTTAACTAGCGTAATTCAACGCCGTAAACTTTCCGGAAGTTCGGCGCATCTTACACGCGAGGTTCAGGGCTACCGTCATAACACGAGCCATCGCGTTCGGAAACCCGGCCTGTTCCAGTTCAAACCAATCCTTCAGCTTAAAGTTAAAGTCCGGGTGGACCCAAAACTCGTACTGATTGATATCCAAACCGTACCATGCACTCGTGGGAGTGAATGAATCCGGTGTAATTGTTGCACCCAGAAATTTACAGTTATCAAATCCCGCTTCTGCCAGGGTGTTGTCTTTGTAGACCTTCTGCCCCTCAAACAGAGACATGAACTTGCTGTAGAGATCACGGGTGGTGATGTGAAAGTCCGGTCTGTTTTTGCCGAATGTGCAGTCGTTTATCATCTTGGAAATGCTGGTAGAACCATAAAGAGACAGAACCGTAGCGGTCGCGTCATTGAATGGAGAGTACCAGGTAGAGGCATCCCCGTCGTCGAGTCCGGCATATGTTCCGGTTCCCACAATAGTAGAAAGCGTTTCAATACCTTTCCCATTCGGGTTCGAAGTCCACAGGTCCGTGGCGAATCTGTAGAAAATGTCCTCTTTCATTTCAACTGCCTTGTTGGCCAACAGATCGACAACCTTTTGTTTGCCGGAGTTCTTAACACGTTCATCCCAAGAAATTAAAGCCTGAGCATAATAATACACCCAGTCCAACTCGGGAGAAGTGCGAGTCTCCAACTGTTCGTAGCTAAGCTGTTCCCGTGCACCAACCGCATCGGCCTTGTCCAATCTCTTGTATCGAATGGGCCAACGCAATTTTGTTCCGCCCTTAACCTTTACCAAGTTATTTTGCTTCATCTTCGTCCACAGGGCATGATCGTCATACGCCTGTTGGGTCAGGGGGGTATCATAATAATACCGGGATACAGCATTCGCTTCCTCTATGGAAAGAGCCATCTGTTATCCTCCTTGAGCATCTCTTAGAGCTGCCAACCTCCCTTCGTCAATAGATTTGAACTTTGTTTCAGAAGGTGGCGCACCCTTGGGCGAGGTCGTTTTTACCCCACCCTTTTGTTTTAGTTTGTCTGTTATTTTTCTCTCCACTTCCAGGGGTGATTTCTCACCTCTTTCGGCGTGATATAACAGACGGGCAAGGACCTCGAAATCAGCATCGCGCAAACTGGCAAGTCGTTCTTCAATTGTCTGGGGGTTGAAATCAGGTAATTCTTGTGCAAGCCGGGAAAAAACATCGCCTTTTTCCCGCTCGATTTCCTGTTGTTTCTTCCACTCTTCAAACTCTTGAAGTTTCTTTTCGATCTCGCCTGTTTTGTCGTTCACCAAACTTTCCGCCCTTTGATACGCAACTTCGGGAGATGGAGGTTGGTTCAACATCCGCTGCAAGGTTTGATATGCATCGGGCCGTGATTTCAGGAAATTGTCATAATGTTCATATTCCTTAACCTTGGCCTGAAACTCCTTTTCACGGTTCTCAATCTCCTTCATCTTTTGGTCATACTGTTTGCGTAGCTGGGCGACGCTCTGGGTTTTCCGGGTGTAGTCATCTTGGCGCAGATAACTATCCTTCCAAGCTTTTTCAAGTTCCTCTTTTGTTTTGAACTCCTGATCTCCCAATTTGAGAGGAGTCCATGTGTTCGTTTGCCCTCCCATGGGGGGCACGGCTTGTCCCACTTCGGGGGCCGGTGCAGCTTGTCCCGGGTCGGGGGCTGCTACTTGTTCGTCGGCCATTTAAGGCTCCTTACATGTTTTTTAAAAGACCACTCATCCCAGGCGTCGGGGGGGCTACGCCACCTCCGGGTGCCTGCGGTAGTTGTCCTCGGGGTGGGCCGCCCATGGGGGGGCCTCCCGCAGGGCTACCGGCAATAGCCTTCATTTTGTTTAGAGGATCACCTTTTTGCATCTGATCTTTCGCCAAATCAACCAGTTGTGTTATCGGGCCCTCTACATCCACACCCAACTTTGCGAAATATTCTCTCACCGTCATGTTGGCACTGATTTCCCCTTCTTGTTTCATCATTGCCATATCTGTAGGATTGAAAATAGATCGGTTCTGTTTCAGTGTGTTCATTGCATCACTCACTTGATACCTCCCGGCTGTAGTACTAGATTAATATAGCAATTACAAATTGCCATAGTGTTAAAAGATTTATGCACCATCATTGTTGTAATTAACTATGATAAATACAATTAAATTTTAATATGTTAATTATCCCATGAAACCATTTGCAAAAAATGGATTTGCTTTCAGTATGTCCATTGCATTACTTATTTGGCACCTCCCGTTGGTAGACCTATTGGAACACCGGGTCCAGGTGGCCCCATTGGGGCAGGGGGTAAGCCCGGAGGTCTACCTTTCCCCGGCGGTCCCATCATCATTTTCTTCTCTTTTCTTTTCAAAATCTTATCTTTCGCCGGAAACCTCAAAATATCCAATATCGCCTCATCGTCAATAACGCTTGCCGGGGTTACCTGTACTTCCCCAAGACGCAAAGCCAAATTTGCCAGAGACTGTTTGTCCATCGGCAATGTTGAATTAGTTTGAACTTCAATATCAAAGGCTGCATATATCTGATCTTCGCCCATCATCTTTACAACTTTCTGATAATCCTCATCCTCAGTTATGCGTTTTTTATATTCTTCCGGATCTTCTCCTTCTTGGGGTTCAGGTCTGCTAACTTCTTGTAGAAAACCCGGGGAGTTGCTAATCGGCATGAACTCAATCTCTTCGTCCTTCCGCATGGAAAAAGTTCTCGGTTCGTTATAATATTGCTGCATAAGCTCAAGCATTAAATAGGCAGCTCGTTTTATACTGGCTTCAAGATTCCTTACCCTTTGCCGGGTACGGGTGTAAGATGATTCGATTAAGATACTTACCTCAGAAGCACTTTGGCGTTGCTTTTTCGAGGCCATACCTTTAGAGATATCTGTTACTCCAGATACCTCTTCTATTAGGCCGGCAATACCTTGCATCAAATCACTGTGGACCTTGTCGAATGGGGCTACTTTGACGGGCCTAACTGGTTCGTCTGTTGCGCTCATATTCGCCAAGAATACATTATCACCCTCGGCGAGATCCTTCTTGATGGTCTCTACATCAAGTCCAGTCGTCTCGTCGACCATATAGTTAGTCCGGGCGTGTTTGCGGCAATGATGCACCATGTCTTGCAGGCGGGCGTTAAATTCACGGTTTAAGTTCTCGATCTGTTGCGGTTCACAAATGCCCCAAAATGAATGTGGCACCTGGTAGTCATAAAATGCAACCCAGGGTGGTTTCCCGTGAGAAAAAGGCGAAGATTCATCTTGGAGTTTCACTCCATTCTTGGAAAATACCACATACCTACCATTGGGATATTTCTTTCGGGTACCCTTCTTTTCTTCGGGATTCCCGTCTTTATCCAGTTCTTCGGTTATATATTCTTCAATCCTTTCATCTTGCATCCAAATCTCATAAATAGTGACCTTTCGGCCCTGGAGTTCAAAATCCTCCATCTCCGACATATTTAAGCGTTTTTCTACATCATCGTCCGGTGTTACATCTTTATACTTATCTGGATAATTGGATTTTACCCACATCATAGTACGCTGCTTAACCGTACCACAATAGTGACAATTCCATAGATCGTCATCTCCCGGAGAGATGAAAAAGGTCCGAGGATCTTCCAGGTCAACAGCAACTTCGCCGCCAAACTCGGCGTTTGGATCAAATCGGATCTTCCACAATCCAACAGGCCAAATTTGCGAATCCTTAACAACACGATAAGTTTTGACATCGAGTTCGAGCTTATCCCAAAGATAATCTAACGCTTTGCTATACACATTGATATAGTCTTGCATATAAGATTCTCGAGCCCGGACATTCCAAATAGGCCGATTGTCGGTCAATAGGGGGGCATTTGTTTCTACCGTGGCAAAGATATAATTACAGAATACAGCGGAATCGTTGGTTTTTAGGTTTTTCTTATCCCACCATTCCCCGTTATATTCTCTTGTCGATCTCGTTCTGTAATTTCTCTATAAATCTATCTTTTTTCATCATTATGCCTTGATCCGGCTAGCCTCTTTCTGGGCCAAATAAGCCATTTTTCGCTCTCGGGATTCGGGCATGGAACGACCTTCATGACCGCTTATATCTTTATCCTCTGATATTCCCTGTTCGGCCATATAATTATCTCTTTCTCGTTTGGTGTCAAAATGGCGACCAAGGCCGACATCAAATCCGGGCCGCCAATCTATAATAACAGCCCCCGGGGCTGCAAACTTGTTTCGGGCTATCTTGCCACATTTACAAGGAATTTCTTTGGGATATGTCCCAAAAAAAAGTTCTTCTGTTTCTTCGCCACAAAATGGACATTTATATAAGCGAATGGGCATTCCAACCTCCTATTTTAGGTGGTCTCAAGGATCTACCTGGCAAATTATTAGGCATCCCCTTGGTGAGTGCGGCTAAATTACCGCTTTGTCCTTTGCGTTTTTGACCCATTAACTTCGGTTGTGGGGAACGTCTCTGGGTATTCATAAGCGCCCATAACATCCTCAACCTTTTAGGATCATAAAGGGCTTGTGTTTTTACCAAATCAGTGAACAAATCTATCCTCCCAGTTTGGTCTTGAGGGTTTGAACATGCCCGCTATCGTGTTAGGATCTTCTGCGGGTATCTCGATCCCTCCATGCCGCGCAAACGTTTCTATACAATTAAACAACATGCTTGCGGCATCTAACAGGTCGTCTTCATCCGCTTCCCGACCTGTATATAGGTCCATCTGCTGCAATAAAGGAATACAACTTTCTAGAATCTGGCATTTTCCAGCTCGGCAAAAAGCGCCTAACGTATCAGCTATCTTTTGGGCTTTGGATTTCGTTCTAGGCGTTTTTATCGGAAAAATGGGAAATCCTAGCCTTGTTTGATGGATTCTGTTGTATTCGCTTAATTTCAACTGAATCACATATTTCAAATGTTCCTGCTGTCCGAATTCGATCCCTACTCTCTTGGGATTGTACTGGATCGCCTTTTGGATCAGCAAATCCGCCAATCATCCGCCAATCGGTCACCGCTCATCTTCACTTTTATCGATTCGATGATGTATAGGCGATTAGCTTCACATACCGCACCTATCACAATACCTGAATGATCGCTCCATCTCTTTGTAGTAGCCGCTGGATCACAGGCTACGTAATATGTATACTCTCCCGGAGGAAGTCCGGAAATTGTCGGATGCGGCGGGGGAAAGATTTTTTCTTCCGTTGGCGTCGGGTTAAGAAGATACTGACACGAAAATTTATAATCATCTCGCATCATCCTCTTTCGTCGCATCAGCGTCTTGAGCGAAAAGTACTTATAGATCGGTTTTCCGTTCTGAATTGCGGGTCGCTCAAAAATATGATCAATAAGCTTTTCTCTTTTAATTACTGCATATAGGTCTGCATAATAATAGGGAGTACCTATTGCAGTAATCTCGGCTTTGGTATCCAACATGGGTTGTAAATAACCCCACCAATCTATCGCCTTCGCTATTTGATCCGCTGTGGTAACTGATTTTTCATTAATCACATCATCCAAGTAAGCTTTTTCAAAGTGAAAGCCGGTGATCTTTGCCCCTACACCTATTGCTAAAATCTGCGGTCCTTGGGGAATATATCCTCTCTCTGGATCTCTTTTCAGTGTTAATTCTTGTTCGGTGGCCTTTTCCCATCCATTATATTCTTTCCCGGGATCAGGGATGATTTCCGGAAACAAGCTACGCAGAATAGATGTTGAAAATATCCGTTTAATATCCGCCAATTCTTGTACTACAAGGCGTTTAGTAGCAGAGGCTAACAAGATCCTGATATTAGGATTGTTTAGGATTTCTTGAACAATCTTTAGCTTTACCCAGGTAGATTTCATATGGTCCCTGGGAACCAGGATCAGTTTATCTCCGGGTCTATCAAGCAGCCGCACGAGCCACCGGTGAAATTTCGGATCTATCCGCCTTTTCCCTTCTCTTGTTTTGTCCCATCCTAGAACCTCGGTCGCTAAATAATATAGATCGGTTAGGCATTTCCACTTGATATACAAGCGCGATGCTTCAAGTTCATTCCCGTCAACTAGTTCGAGGATTTCTTCAAGTTTACGTTGTTCGCTCGGCTTGCGTTTAGGTGCGATATCGGACATTATCTTGTAATCGCTGTCATCCCTCCGGGATTCTTTTTCCAAGGAAGATCTCTTACCCTGGCAATATCTTGCGACAACTTAGGTCGATTTTCCCACAAGATTCTCAGCTTTTCGCCAATGGTTGGAGCAGAACGCTGCATTCCCTGTTCTTGCATCTTGTCGATATATTTATTGATATCGAATGGTTCCTCTTGGGGAGCGGGCTGTTCTGGAGGCTGGAGTGATTCTAAATAATCTAGGATCAAATCATAATCTATTGTCGGTGTTTTCCCACTCCACTGTTCTCCCAGGTTCGAATCGTCCCCATTTTTGACGATTTGCTTGTACTCTTGTCCATAATTCAGTTGGGTCCATCAGTCCTCCTAAAAAAAATAAGGATATACGAATTCCGCATAACTTTTGCGGATTCCGTATATCCTCTGATATTCAGTTGGATATTAAATTATTTGTCTGTTTTTGTCTGCTGTACTATCGCTTTATCTATTCTCGCTAATTCCCCGTTTATTATGATAAAGTCTATTGTGAGTCTTCCATATCGTATCCCTGGTAGATGTTCTACAATAAACGCCGTGACAGAGGCAGGGATAGCCTTTATCATATTGAAAACCCGTTTTGCGCTATACCCATTTTGCCTTACAAAGTAGCCCTACTCGGGTCTTTCCCGGTTCAAATCCCGAAGATGTTCTTTCGCCACTTCATACTCTTCGCGCCTGCTATTGAAAATCCGGTCTGTTTCTATAATGCCCTTGATCACAGGTAGAATATCAATAACTTGTACCGCATAGGCCCCATCTATCAATGAAATATATCCAACCATAGTACGTATAACCGCATAGGCTAATACATTAATCCCTACGATCTCTCCCCGGTCGTTGAACAAAGGCCCGCCAGAGGAACCCTGGTTTGACGATGCACTATGAAGTAGATACCCAACACCTATGTCATAATCATATTCTTGATCAATCAACTTTCCCCAGGATATATAATAAGGTCTTCCAACTGGAGTACCTATAGCAAAAATTTCATCCCCAACCTCTGGTATGACTTCGGCAAAAAACGAATATGTCCAGACACGTTCTGCGGAAATCTTATAAATTGCTATATCAAGCTCTTTATGCATGAAAACTAGGGCAAGTTCTTCATACTTTACTATTAAAGGTATGTCCATGTCGTCATAGTAACGCAGGGCATACATAAACTTAACGACGCCTCCGTGAGCACAAGTTAAAATATACCCATCCTCAGAGATTAATACACCACTCGTCGTGCTATGATCATGGATAAGTATTACGACAGAATCGCTGGCAGCTTCGTAATTAGGTAACACAGACGGCGATTCATTAATTTGAAGTACAGCGATAAATAGCAAAACCGATAGAACCCCGACAGCTATCAACTGCCCATGGTTTTTTAGAAACTTTCCACCTTCTTTCAACAGCCTCTTCATCTTAATCCTTCTTAGTTTTTTTCCCCCTTATACCATTCCTTCGTACTGACCATACCGCGAGTATGGGAATAATCATAAAAGCAAGCGGGATGAGCGCCAAGAAACACATAGGTTGGTTATCACGAACCCCTACATATAAAAGCGCCCCAATGGTCATAACCATAAAAATACCAAAACCTACAATAAAATTATCATTATTAATAGGCCCTCGAATTTTCATCTTTTCTCCCTAATCTGTTTCAAATGAAGGCCGCACCAACCGTTCCGCACCAATTGTTGTATCGTAGCTTCTTGTCTTTTCGGTATTCTTGTTTTTTTAGTAGTACCCCATCTATTCCGCCATCGGCTAAATGTAAAGTCTCGACAAACTATAGGAGGATGGTGCTTCTTTACGTTTTCATCATGTCCTAACATACAAATTCGGTATTCGAAATGCCCTTCTGACCAATAACCCTCGGACACATAATGCTTACAAGAGTAGCATGTAGGTGGTTTATCTTCTCCTCTTATAACCCCTAAGTTGTAATTTTCCATAACATACCCCCTAGTTTATTACCTTACGGGAAGTGTATCATAATCCATAGATTATGTCAAGTACTGTAATCATGAACCAGTAAAAGAAACAGGCGCTATCTCCGGGTAACGAAAGAAATATTCTGTCATAAATCCCGGTACCCGCGGACCCGGGGGATGTTTCTGATCCCGGGCAGACTCCCCCTTATGTAATTCCCTGATAATTTTTTTTACATCGGCTTCTATATCTTCAACAAATAGCTCAATCCAGCCGATCCTCCTGCGAATGCGCCCTATTTCCTCTTCCACTTTAACTCCCCTTATTGAAAATACGCCGTGTGGTCGGATATGACATATAGCACGCACAGTACCGGGCTCAGTCCCCCCTCCCCCGCCGGGAATGGGCGGAACCGGAGGGTAGCCCCTGCCTATGTATCAGTTTAAGCAGCTCCTTGTCCTTGGCCAGGTCCACTGCCGCCTTGGCCGCATCGCGTATGCCAGTCACTCTAAAATACAGATCCGCAGCCTTGATAACATCGGCCGGCCGGGGAGAAGTCTCCGTGGACGCGCATACCTTGCCGTCCTTATCCTTGGTGGTTGATGTGATACGATAGGAGCCCTTGAGGATTTGTGCGAGGCGTGCGGCGACTACCACTCTGTCCATACCCTGAGAAGCGAATACGGCTTCTATTTCGGATCTTATAGTGGGATTTTGTAGGTAATCATGTCCAGCTACTTTTGCTGTATTTTGGTTAGCGTTGGGATGGGATAGGGCATAGCTACGAGAAGCGTTTTTGTAGGATGGGCCTGTAGGGTCGCAATAGCGGATTACGAACTCTTGTTGTTTAGGGTTGAGTTTAGATTTAGTTAGGCGCCCAGAATTCGAGCTCTTGTCTCGGTTGTTTTTGGTCTTTTCTTCTGGGCTCGCCTGATCCCTTTCTGCCGGTGCAGAATCCCTTTCTGAGCCCTTTGTGAGTCCATTATCAGTATCAGTATCCATTTATTTGCTCTTTTTGTTAGGCGCCTGGCTTTTTGATACTTCGCCTTTTTGATAACTTTGGCCTGTACTTTCCTGGCAAATCTTGATTGCTGTTACTTTATCCCAACCCTGAGCAATCAGAGATTGTACGCATCGATATACTCTTGTTCCTTTAGGCATTTTTACTCCTTATTAGGCAGGTCGAGCTCCGCCCAGCTATCCGGATCGCTCTCCATCATATCCATCATATGATCCCGTATATCATCTATCTCACAATCAATAGCTATATATTCGGCTAATAGCTCTACCCAATAATCTATCGCATCCATAGTTGCCTTATCATAATAGTACTCCTTGCCTATCATACATCATTCACAACAAATTGTCAAGGGAAATGTATACTATACAATCGTTAAGCTAGTTAGGCGTTTTTTTTGCCTTTTTTCATCTTTTTTTCGTTTTTCACTTGACAAGCAACCCTGTTCGTGATAGTATCTATTATAGATGATTCGCCAAGGCGAACCAAATAACAAATGCGGTCTAATCAAGTATAGGAGGAGTAAAATGATGAAATTATACAAGCTGACTGATAAAAACGATCAGACCTATGGAGACTGCCAATGGGGAGAAGGCGTGACCCACACGGCAGACGGGAAAGGTAGGTTGTGTACTAAGCACTGGATACATGCTTATACTGACCCAATTTTGGCGGTGCTGATGAATCCCATACATGGCAAATATGATACAGACACAGGACACATGTGGGAGTGTGAGGGCGAGATCGGCAGGAATAACAGGGGCCTGAAGGTTGGATGTAAAAAACTGACCACCATAAGGCGCATAGATATGCCACGGATAACGATAGAGCAAAGAGTGCGGTTTGCCATTCTCTGCTCAAAGAAAGTATGTAAAAACAGGACATGGACCAAATGGGCGAATGGTTGGTTAAACGGGAAAAATAAGACTGCTGATGCTGTCTATACCACCCTCTATGCCACTGGCACCGCCGCCCATGCTGCTACCCTTGCTGCCTCCGGCGTCGCTGGTGCCGATATCCAGGCCGCTTATGCCGCCGTCTATACGGTCTATACCACGAACGTCGCCGATATCAATTTAACCAAGATCGCCCAGAACGTCTCCGATATCAATTTAATCAAGATCGCCCACAAAGCCGTTAAGGGAGATTGATATGAAGTCATTACTTACCAGGGAAATTGCATACGCTGCGGGTTGGGACGTAAGCAATCGTTCTATGCAAAAAGCTGGACGCAACAAGTGGAATATGGATGACTGGAATGAAGCAGCTAAGATAATAAATAAGCTGCTAGATTTGATTGAACAAAGGAAATTAGCGGCTATGTGTACTAGCGCAAGAAAGACCGGGAGGTAAAGATATGAAAATCGCTTGTTATGACTATAGAACCTTTGATATCGCTCCAGCTTGTCAGGTGAAAGTGTTGCCGCATGGTAAGTGGTACAGAGTGACATCTGTTGTAGGTAATATCATCACCGGGGAACGCTGGTTGAAAAATAAACACGATTGGGACCGGGATCATGCTGTAGTAATACCAAGAGAAAAAATATTTTACGTAATACAGCCGCCATATTGGGAGGTAAAATCATGATTGATGATTATCTTGAGTACGTTAAGTATTGCCGTGGAGATAGTTTGTACATGGCGCGCTGGGCCATGAAGCAGCGCTTACATTTAGAGCGCTGCTATGCCAAGGGATTTTATGATGGCTTACAAGAAGCTTATGACCAAGTTGCCTATGACTGGAAAGCCTTACAAAAGGATATTGAGGCTAAAAAAGACCAAGGGATGAAAGTATGAAAATCCTAGAAATCAAAGTTGACAAGATTGTCAACAACACAAAGGACGGCTATGGCCGCATGGCCATGCCCATAATCCATACTTGGCAGTGGCGGCCGATTGCGCTTTCGAGGAGCCGTCGGGTGCTTGAAAAATACGTGACTGCATTGCCAGATAAATGTTTTTATCTTAGAAAACATGATTACAGGATAATCGAGAATGCTATACACAACTAAACAAATAGCCCAGGTGGCCCAAGTGAGCCAAAGGTGGGTGCAGGTTATTGCCAAGCTACCTAAATATGGGCGTGATTATCTAGCACACCAAATGCAGATGATCGAGATATTAAAAGAATTGCATGGGGACAAAAATGACTAGAGAAGAAATTATTAAGAATAGTTAGGCACCGAATTTGACAAAACCGCCCTGTGATCTTCGGGGCGGTTTTTTATAGTGCTGTCTCTACCAGGCGGTGTACCCACCGTCGTATATCAGCGTGGCCCCGGTCATATAGGAAGAATCATCGGAAAGAAGAAATTTGACCGGGCCTATAATTTCTTCCTTTTTCATCATTCTTCCTATTGGCACAATTTTGTCATATTTCCGTATAAAAGTAGAATCTTGATTGTTCCATACTCCTCCGGGGGCGATACAGTTTACTCTAATCTTGGGTGCCAAATGAACAGCGAAGTACTTTGTCATGCCAACAATTCCTGCTTTTGTTATTGAATAGGCAGGGTGTTTTATGTGTCCCTTGGGGTAAATTCCGGGATTCGGCGACACAAGACCATATGTGCTAGAAAATAAAACCACGACGCTACCTGGGGGAGCAACACTAGCATACTCCCGAACCAGGGCATACACTGCTTCCAGATTGACGCGAAGGTAGGCTCGCACCGATGCAAGGGGCAGGTTGCTAATCGAAAAAGTAGTATCGTTAGGCGTGGGATTAAGAGCAAACAACACAACGAGTCCATTAGCATCAGGATTAGCCACCACCAGGGCCTTAACTTGCTTTTCGCTGGTGAGGTCATGGCCGAGTTTCTTATCCACCCGGATAACCTTTGTTCCTGTCTTTTCATAATATTCTGCTATTACCTTTCCCAGTAGGCCCTCACTACCTGCAATTATCAATTTCATCACAAGTTTTCCTTAATGCTTGGGCGCATTGGGTGATTTCATCCGCATTTTTCTGATTAGTGGGAAATTGAACAATTCGTTCCGCCAAATGCTCGGCACAAGTACACTTGCCGCTATAACCACAATCGGCAAGAGCAGGCTCAGCATAAGGTACACTCCAGCAGGAATAGAAACCATCGCCCCCATAATGTTTATAACGATCATAAAGCTGCCCCCATTTTACATTAGTAGTTTCTGAATCATACATTGCCGCTAGGGTATAGTAAGCATGGGTCCGGTCCGTCGGCACTACTTGGGGGAAGAAAAAATCATAATCTTTCAACACTAGGCGAAGCATCTCGGCATTTGCCCTACGTCGGTTAACTATCTCTTCCATTCTTTCCACTTGGTTCAAAGCTATCTCGGCCAGAGGTTCAGCCATCCGATAATTCCAACCTATACAAGAATGTCTCTTGTAACCCAATTGTTGGATTTCTTCTTTGGTTAGGCTCGATCCTTCTGCGGTCATACATGCATACCCCTGGTTGGCATATCGCCGGATATTCTCGGCTAAATATCCATCATTTGTTGTTACAATCCCGCCTTCTCCACAACTGATATGTTTACTCTGCTCAAAACTATAAGAAGCGGCGTGGCTAAAATGTCCCACAAGGTCATCCTTGAACCTTGCGAAAAGACACTGAGCATTATCTTCTATGTGTATTATATTATGGTCTTCGCAAAATGCCTTAACCTCGTCAAGCCGGACTGGCAAGCCATAAAGAGACACGGAAATAACAGCTTTTGTTCTGTGCGTTAAAAGGATACGTAGACAAGCTCGATTATCTAAAACAAAGGTGAAAGGTTCTACATCGCAAAATACCGGTTTGGCGCCGGCATGTATTACTGCGGCAGCGGTCATAATCGGCCCAAGTGCTGGTACAATTACTTCATCCCCGGGACCTATCCCTAAGGCTACAAGTGTGGCGTGTAAAGTAGAGGTACCAGAATTCATTGCTATGGCATATTCCACACCCATTTTTTTAGCAAAGACCTTTTCTAGCTGGGACACACAAGTAGAAGTGCCTAGATATTTTTGGTTAGGCATTTTTTAGACTCCTATTGATCCCCTGTTTTCGTTCTACGTTAGCCCTGGTCCTGGCTTTTTCCGGATGCTCAAACCAATAACCTATAAGCTCTTCCATCAAAAACGGCTTATTGCCAAAATGGGCCATTACATCAGATACCATTGCCATGTCAGAAGCATAATCAACCGTCCATCTATAATGCGAATAATCCCGGCGATTACGTTCGTGTCGAATATGGAAATCATATTTGTGATTCCACATATAGGGCGTAATATGTTCTCGTTCGGCGGGCTCCCGGGCATGTTCCCACATGTGTTCCAACATCTTGAAAGCTATAATTTGCACATCGAGTCCTTCGGGATACGTTTCTCTTCCGGGCCAGGCGTTCGTGACATAGTCACACTCGAACCGATTGAATTTGGCAATTGCTCTAGCGATAACTTTCCAATCCACAAAAGGATCATCGGAAGTGCAACGAATAATAGGGTTGGCATTATACTTTTTAGCGCATTGATAATATCTGTCCAAAACATCGTCTTCGCTTCCCCGGAAACATTTTACTTTTAAGCGTTTGCATTCCTTTTCAACCCGATCTTCTTCAGGAGAATCGGGAATTGCAACAATTAGGTCATTTGCCAGTGGATGATCTGTTTCCGGTTGAATCTCCAACAGGGGCCTGAGTCGTTCCAGGTGGATTTGTAGCAACGTCTTTCCGTGTACCTTCTTTAACATCTTCCCCGGAAACCGGCTGTTCTTGATCCTGCACTGTGTCATTATTATCGGGTTCATCTTTCCACTCCCAATCTGGTATCTCTGTTAATGTCACGCCTTCCCTGGTCCAATAAGGCTTTTCCTTTGATGGGGGCGTCCACTGTTTCATCGCTTCCTCGGTCCCTCTAAGCTCTCGCTCCCATTGTGCTAGTTTTTGGGGCATACCACTTACAATTTCTATACCCAAAATCGCACCTATCTCTTTATGATATTTGGCGTATATTCCTCTTGGCACTAAATAATTGTCGCATACCTCGTCAATCTTTGCTCGGCTTCTGTGCAATTTCTTTAACTTGGCTGCTAATTTTTTATCCGTTTGGGCTTTTAACACTTCATCAAGCGGGGCAAAGGGAAGTTCGGGCTTTAGAATGCTTTTTTTGCTCATGTTGATTAACTGGGCCCCGGTAAGCTTGTAATTACAAAGAAACGTCTGCTTATAGAAGACCATCGTCCGGGTAGTTAACAAACCCTCATCGCTTGTTAACAATTGGGGTTTTTCCCAAGGATCTTCGTGATTCACCATCTTCTTAACTTGTTTTGGGAGATACGTAAAATTGCCCCGGTAATTAAAATCCTGGAACCGCATCACCCCATCGGGATAGGCAAAATCATGTCCCAAAAGATAAAGGGGGCTGTATCCTAACAAGCTTGCTATCAAAATCATGGCATTTGTCACACATCCCGAATTAATCACATATGCCTCGATCCAGGGATATAATGTGGCATATAAAATATTAATAATCTCATTCCCGGGTTCAAACATTCTGAACAGTTTAATCGGTCCATCAAATGATTCAAAGACATGTGGGTCTACTGCGGGATGGGTGAGCAAAGTAGAACGATGATAATGCGGACCTTGGAGATCGTCGCCTATTTCTCGTGAGGCATCAATCGCTATAATATACTCAGCATGTCGGCCAATAGCATCACACCATTTTGTCAAGGAATTGGGTATAAATATAGTCCCCCTCCACTCTCCCAACCTGGGAGCAATCTCGTCTAGACTTGGGCCAGCGCCTAACACTAGAGCCGGCTTTTTCTTCTCTGTTTTTGCCGAACCTATTAAGGCTTGTTTCTCTTTGTCCTTAAAAAGTTGTTTTAGGTGCGGTTCGTTCTTCACCATGTTATACACCCATCCCCGTATCCAGTATCTTCTAACTGAATCGTTAAATGCTATGGTTTCCAACTTTTCTTGAGACATTCTTTCCTCCAATAAGTTATCAAACCTTTGCCGGACTACTCGTAACACGAAAATCTCCGGCTAATTTTTTTATATATGGGACCATAATTGCCTGTGGATAATTCTATGTATATTAGAATCACTTACATTATATTTTTGTGCCAATGATTTCATCGTTAATCCCGTCTTGCGTTCTTTTCTTATACTTATGATATCTTTCTCGGTTAATTTTGCCTGACTATTATCTTCCCCCAATACAGATAGTTTTTGATTATTATTTCTGCCTTTTTCTATCATATCTTGTAAATTTTCACGATTGGTCCCAAGCCATAAATGTTTTGGATTTATACATTTGCGATTATCACATGAATGACATACGAAAAGACCCTTTGGAATTGGACCAAAATATTTCTCATAGATATATCTATGGATTCTTATATGTTTCCCGTTTCTTGTGAATGCAATATAACCAGTATCTTTAGGTTGATGAGAAATAACATTCCAACAATCATTTCCATCTATTTCTACCGCTAATTTTTTCTCTCTATATTCATTTTTATCAACTTCCAAAACATATATTTTCATAAAACCTCCAAAGAAAAACCCCGCCATCCAGCGTGCCCGCAAAGGCACTGAATATTGGGGTTGCTAATTGTAAGGTTTTGCAGAATATCATGATCATATACTATCATGCCCACTAGCATTTGTCAATCCCTCTCAAGGAGGGATTACCGACTATAGGTGCTGCCCGGATGTGACCCCGGCATCTACTACATTACCCTCGTCCACCAACTACCCCTTCCTAGGCAGGTGGCCCTTGATGGAGCGCAATATCCGGGACAAGGCCATTTCTGGCACAGTGTATAGGTGCCCCCATACAACCCGCAATATTCACTCGCAGCACCTTGACCTACTAACCTATTGCAGACTTACTACAAAGTACCCGGGGGTACTTGTCAGAAAGTAGGAACCTTTAGCACTCCAGCCAGCGACAGGCGGCAACCCTGTGGCGGTCCGCTGAGAAATCTCTGCAATCACCCCACCCGAATAATCGGTGCAGTCCGCTCACCCTCTACCCCTTAGCCCCATAATGCCTTGAGCCGCGCTGGTTTATAGCCAGCGGCAGGACTCGAACCTGCGTATCGGGGTAGCCCTCCGGTTGATCAATCCGACACTTATCCCGACCTACCACTTCCATTTTCTGATAGCGCCAGCAATATAAAAGGTGCTGCCCGGTTTCCCGGCACCTACTACATTTCCCTCCACCATGCCCTTCAGCGCCAAAACACGTAACCTCGATGGAGCGCAATTGAATGTGTCCCACGGGCATCGGACTCGTACGGGGACTTATTCCCGTCTCTCGCCGCTTGACAGCATCCCCGTGTTCTAGCTTGTCCATCAATCTCGCTCACAGCACCTTGGTCTCAATAGATGCAACTTCCAAATTCGCAAACGTTCTGCTTGTCATTATACGGGCCTAAATCCCCTAAAGGTTGCATCTTTCTCAACATACAATTTTTTTAACCTTTCGTCCATTTTTTCTTTTAGCTTATCAAAATAATTTTTGGTTAGGCGGCGTATGTCGGAGTCTATTTTGCAGTACTTAATCATCCCAGGTTTTACTTTTCTTTACAAGTGGTATACTACCCTCAACCATCATTTTAGCACTATGTAGCATATTCAAGATTGTGTTCTTATCACCAAACCGACCCATAACACAGTATACTTTACCCGGCCCATCCTTTAGCCACACAATAGTCATGTCTGCCACGGATAGACGCCTAGTAAGTGCAAAAAAATACGAAATCATGCAAGTTACAATATCGACTACTGCATTAGCCTCGTATGAAACCCCCATACATTTAGTAATTCGAAAAGCTAAATGCATCATTAATTTATGACGCCACCGCAAGCATAGTTTCTTTTTGCCTTCTGCTAGTCTCGCTTTGATATGTTTCCGATACGTTTTCTTAGTCATTTCTTCTCCCCTGATTATGTTTAAAATCTTTGGTTTTCATATTGGCCTAAACCCCCTAAAACTTGCATCTTTCTTTCCGTAAAGCTTATTAAGCTGCTCGTACATTTCTTTCTTTTTCTTATCAAAATAATTATCGGTTAGGCGGCGATTTGCCGCCCAAATGTGTTCATAGACTTCCTCGTCCGTGTACGGGGTGAAATTAACTGTTAAAAGATCGGAATTAGTATGTAGGTTTTCATAAAAGTCTCCGATATCTTTAATAAGACCCACTTCAACAGCCTGCTTGTAGAGATCAGAGCCAGGATAAGGCGTAACCGGTCGGATTGTCCTAAGCTGTACTCCGTCATCATAACGCAATAAGAAATCAATGCTCTTCTGCAAAGATACACGCCAATCTCCTACATTGCCATAGATCATGTTTAGGCCCGGGCTGATCCCCGCTTCTAAGGTAGCTTCTATGCCTTTAACAATTATATTCTCTGTTAATGCTTTGTGCATAGCACGGAGGGCACAGTTGTCAAACTGCTCAATACCGTAGTTGATAAACACACATCCTGCTCTTTTCATGGTTTTAAGTACCTGAAGGTCAGCATAATTTAACCTTCCCATGCAATCCCAGCGAATTCCAAGGGGCATTAATGCTTCAGCCATCTCTACGGCTCTGGTTTTTGAGGCCATAAAAAGTTCATCAGCAAAGGAAATATAATTGATATCATACTCTTTTTGCAACATCGTTATCTCTTCCACTACATCCTTGGGATCTCTTAGACGCTGGCCTTCGATCATGCGATAACAAAAGTTGCAGTGAAAGATACATCCCCGGCTGCTAATTATGGGGAGAGCCCGATCCCGCCGGTGCATATGAGCATGAAAACGGTGGAGTACATAATGATTTATCTCGAAAAGCTCATAGGCGGGGAAGGGCAAAAACAAAAGATCCTCTTGAGGGGATTCCTTGATGATTCCCGGGGAAGGGTATTTTTCTGGGTTCCACAACTCTGCTTCACCGACAACTACTTGATCTATATTCCAATGCTCCAAAAACCAATCTGGTTCGGGGCTAAATAGATGTCCTCCCACCACAAGCAGGAAATGCCGGCGCCTAACTGATTCCCCAATCGCTTTTACAAGTTTCTTAGCTTCTTTATACTCATAATATCCTCCTACTAGGCCAAAAGCTACTATGTCAAAATAAGTATCGTTTAAATATTGGGTTAGGCATCCATAATCCCAGTGATACACACCCGCATCCCATATCATCACTTCATGACCCCAGGATCTTAAAGAGGCCGCAACATAAGCTAGACCAGTAGGGAACCAGCCCACATAACTGTCATAATCACGGTTAATTAATAATATTTTCATAATTTACAATCCCGAAGTACTTCCGATATGCGTCTCCGGTAATTTTCTGGATAGGATCTCTGCAACCTTCGTACCAATACATCGTTCCCCTCCCAGGTTACCTATCTCTTCGCCTCATCTGAATCAAAGTGCATCAATTGTTGTCCTCGTTCATCCCCCCCGTCGCCGATCCACCACTCGAACATCGCATCACCATCTGTCCAGCGATCTATAGATTTAGCTCCCGCCTCTTTGCGTCGGGCATACAGTTTTCGGAAAGCTTTGCGAAAGGCAGATGCATATCGTGGATATCTACGCACTTCTGCCTGTCGCCGTTTGTAATAGATCATCGGACAGAACAAACAGCCAAGGCGCTTGAATCCCTGATCATATAACTCGCAATATGGGATATCTTTCGAGCGAATGTAAGACCAGATGTTCAGTTCAGTCCAATCAATCAAAGGATGAACGAACCGCTTGCTTGGATCTTTCATGCAAATTTCGACCATGCGGCGCTTGCCTCGTCGCGCACTCTCCGCCGCTCGAATTCCGGTCAAAACCACCCGGCCAGATCCCCCGCCTTCTTTGTATTCTTCACAGCACCATCGCCCCTGCCGCCTTGGAAAACCTTTTTCAAATAGTGTGCGTCATATTTAACACCTGAAGCTTTGGCAAGATGCAACAGAACGGTCGAATCCTTGCCTCCAGAAAATGCAAGATAATAACCCTCTGGAGGTTCAAATTGTTGGAGACGTCTGATTGCAATTTTTATGTGTTCTGATATCATCGTTCCCCTCCCAGGTTACTTACCTCTCTATCTCCGCTATCGCCTGTAGGATCGTATAGTCGTTGTTCGGCTATCTTGTGCTCCTGCTAACACCATATTTCAGTTTTGTTCTCTGCTCTTTTTCAATCTCGCATATCCTGGAAGGTTTTTGCGTAAGCGCTTGATAACCCGCTTTTAAATCTCGAACCAGGTTGCGTAAATCAAGAAACTCCAGGGCTGCTTGATGATCCGTGCCTCTTGCAAATCTGTCCAGGGTAATGTGCTTTTCAAACCATTCGGCGCCTAACGCTTGAGCTTCTAAACACATGCTATATCCCGGATAATGACTAGACAATCCTACCCCTTTAACACCAATCTTTAAAAGCTTTTCTATTTCTAACAAATGCATCTCTTCGGCAGGTACAGGGTATCCAGAAGTACAGTGATATAAAATTATTCTAGAAAAATTATTTTTCCAGAACCGTAATATCTGACTTAATTCTTTAGGCGTCGTCATGCCTAAAGAAATATGAATATCCCCCTCGTATTTTTTCTTCAACACATCCATCATAGCATAATGCGTATTACAAGCCGAGGGGATCTTGATCATTCTTGGCCGTAATTTGATGATATCTAAAGCGGAAATAATATCCCATACAGAACATGAGTATTCCATTCCAAAATGTTCAACATATCTTTTAAGCTCAGCATGTTGGGCCGAACTAAACTCTAGAGCTTTTCGGTGATCTTTGTAGGTTTTACCAAAAGAATGTTCAGAATGTGGATGAGGATTGTCATATAAAAAAGGGTACATAAGGGCCTGGGCATCAACATCTCTTTTTTGAAATTTCACCACGTTCACCCCGCAAATATCGGCCATGCGTATCATTCTCTTGGCCGTCTCAATATTACCCGCATGATTACAACATGCTTCGGCTATTATCTTAGGCGGTTTGTAGATCATGTCGCGTCTCCTTCCCTCCAAGTTCCATAATCAATGATCTTTTCAATACATCCCTCCGGGTCAAACTCGAACCTTCGCCCCGCGGCATATAGAAATCCTTCTGCCTTTCTTGTCTCAACACCAAAAGCCTTAAAAACATCTTCCAATATCGCCCTGTCAGTTTTGCCTTTCTTCATATTCTCTCCATCATCACATTTTGTTCGCCAATAATCCACGGGCTATTCTTGCCAAAGCTATTGGTGTATCAAGATTATCGGCTATCTCTCTCAGCCCTTTTTCTAACTCTCTGATTCGGGCCTCGGCTTTTTCGGCATGCTCTACTTCCTTCTGAATAAAAGGTTCAGCACAGGCCCAGCAAGGTTCTCCCTCACAGGGATAGGTGTGGTGGATTGCACAATAAGATATGTCCTTTCTCGCTGCGTTTTGTAACCGCTCCACCTCGGCAACAAGCCATTCGACCTCATTATTGGGTACAGAGCAATCCCATGACCCTTTAAGCCGTTCCTTTATCTTTTCCAGAGTTATCTCTTCCAAGTTCATCTCTCTTTCTCCTTCTGCGATTCTACCGCTCTATTTGCCTTATCAGCTAGCTGTTCTTTATCCCCGCCGCCTCCAAATACGTTCTCTGGCCTACATAATTCTCCAGTCCGCCACTGCGCAAACCTATGCGGCCCAAATCGCACATGCCAATATCCCGAGGGGAGCTTTTTCACCCTCGGTTGCCCTATACATCCCGGAGTCATGATTTTTCTTCCTCATCAGGTGGACGGAATCCCCAATAATGTTCACCAAATCGAGTCTCCCAACCATGCCTGATTTGCCGAAAAACCAAGCTAGTCAGAGCACGTTTAAACGCTTCGGCCATTTCATCAATCCGCTTCTCTCTCTCAATCTCTTCCGGGTTCATTTCCCCTGCTCCTTTAGCTGCTTGATTTCATCTTGAATCGCTTCTTTACGTTGAATCATGATTGTTTTGTTAGGCGCTGATAATATGAGCATTATCGCTCGCATAATCCTAGCTGCCTGGTCTCTGGAAACTGTCTTTTCTTTTAGGCGCTGCTCTTCTGCTTCTAGATTGGCAACATACAATTCCATACCCCCGGGGACGTTTTGGCATTCAAGGAAATGCCACGGTAATGTCGCACGACACATCTCACAACGCTTTTTGGTTTTAGGCCGGGGAAGGTCTATCATTTCTTTCATTCTCTTTTCCCGTTCGCTTTATCATACAAATATCCATACACGTTGCCAAAAGATTTCTCAAAGTCATAAATTGATGTCTTTGTCCGCCCCGGAGTCTCAAAAAATGCTTTCATCACCCCCCTAATAGCTCTAGGCTTATATGTTTTAAGCAGCCGCTTAATCACTGAACCCCAAGCCGCATAATTGATTGTCAAGGGGAAGTTCCGATAAAATTCGTGTAGTTGTGCAAAATGATGTGTGAGTTCTGTAACTCGACTATCTCCAACTTCCGAGTTCTTCCGAGTCCGTCGAGGCTTCTGTGCCTTATCAATAAGAGTATCCAATTTCTTGTCTATTTCCCCTAGTCCTAGATATATATATAAATCTAGATTTCCCTTATCTAGATTTCCCTTTGCCTTATTATATATACTAGTATCTAGTTTCCCACTGGTAAACTTATTGGATATGGTATCTTTATCTCTAGTATTGGCTTTCTCATCACTCCTAGTGATAAGCTCCCCGGTGTGCAAATTCAACACTTTGAACACTTTGCAAAGTTCCTGAATGACAAGAAAAAGAACCTGCTCTCGTCTCTCAATTTCAGGGACCGATACCCCCTGTTCCCATTTAGCATAAGCGGAAGAGCTGATCTTGAGCAAACTCCCCATTTCTCGCTGAGAACGTGATAGGGTGTTTCTTGCTAGTTTAAGGATCTTGTCAAATATATTTGCCATAATTTCTTACCGGGTTCTCAACCTTTCCGTTTTTAACAAGAGTTTGATATTTAAATCTCATATTAGGCCCTGTCGAATAATACAGATCAGCAATAGCCTCCCAATTCATGCCAGATTCAACTAGCTCAATTAACTTCTGCTCTTTTTCAGGTGTCCAGTCCACGATCATCTCAGAGCCCATTCCTTGCTCTGTTGGCGGAGGCAGACTAGCAAATGCCCACTTGGTATACCCATCCCCTGTGATTCTCATATGAAATTGCCAATAACAATCTGCATACATATACATTCTATGCAATCCTCTTTCCTGATATAACAGCACCTTTTTTAAGCGCAATGATCAGCGAGGCATCCTCGTTCTGTTCCCTCTCATTTTGTACCCAGGTCCATAAAATGTCAAGAAGATTCGAAAATTCCGGTTGCTTTTTACCTGTTACAAAATCAAAATCCCCGTGCCAGGGCGATGTCTTTTTTCGAGATGTATGATTTTTCATACCTTTTAAAGTAAGAAAACCAAGGGTATATGCTTTGCCTCTTATCGCTGCCAGAGAACGTCCTAAATGCTCGGCACAATATTCTATCCCCTTGTTAGCGAGGTTTTTCTTCAAGTATTCTTCTTCTTCGGGTTTCCAAGAATTAGTAGGTAATTTTTTTGTGTGTGTTAGGCCCAATTCTTTGATCTTGGCCCATATAGTGGTCTCGTGTTTATCTAGGGCGGCTACAAGAGACTTATAGGGATCATTCACGTGCGTCCTCAGATATTCAATTTGTTCTTCGGTCCATTCCCTCTGCTTGCTTAGAGGAGGGGCTAAGCCACGCCTAACCAATAATCTATAATGAACCAATACTGAGGATGAGGTTGTTATAAAATGATCTGCTAGTTCTTTCCAGCTTTTGTTAGGCGCCAAAGAAATAAGCTCTTTATCTTTTTCCGCTGTCCATTTAACCCGAAACCGTTCTTCGTTCTTTGTCGGGGGCAGAGACCTGCCAAAGTTGAACAACTCGTAAGAATCTCCTGTTATGCGTTGGGGTGGATCTTTGCAGCCCTTGTATCTATACATTTCAATCGTCCAGTGTTATACCTAATTCCTCCATCCTCTCGTGTACCCGGTCCCATACTCCCTCTGCAAACTCGGTATTCTTCTCATCATCACCATGTTTCCATACAGGACGAAGGATCTCCCAGTAGAGCCCCCATATAACGCTTTTCCATTTCCAGCCATTTATTGCATCTTGGTGCTCTATCCTCTCCCTGGGTAAAGAAAACTCAAGTATTGCTTTCATTAATCTTCTCCTACAAGTTTTCGGGCTTCTTTAAGACATTTTGTACAGATAACAATATTGTAAAAATGCTTCTTTAGGCGTTTGTGAAACAACGGCTTATCACGGAATCGTACAGAAGCCTGGGCTTTCCCACATAGATCGCAAACGCCATATTTAGCCATTTAGCTTCTCCTGGTATTCTCTGATCATTTCTTCAAGCTCAGTGTTAGAAAATTTACGCAGACTCTTATATTTAGCATGAAGGCGATCATAAGCTGTTTTTCCAAACATCCCCAAAAACCAGTTAGTGAGGGGATAGGAATCGTATTCATGCTTCAGATTGCATGATGAGCATTGTGCAAAAGCATTATCGGGGTCCCACCGGGTACTGTAACTCTGCCTGCTGAACAAATGTCCACACTGCAAGTTATCTCTCGATCCACAGGTCACACACCGTTCGTCTCGCTGCCTAATAAACCGGCTAAATACATTATCTAACCTTCCCACTAGACACTTTCTTTTAGATTTCTTCAACGATTTTGCCCGCACTGAATGTCCTCCATTGCAAAATTATGTCTTGGATGTCTGTTTGTGCATCAAGACATTCGTTGATTGTTCCCCGGATCAGATTGTACATTTCATTTACAGACATTTCGTTTGTGCTTACTACAAATAAGAATTTTCCATCGGGGGTTTCGTCTTTTGCTAGTTAGGCCATGCTCAATAGAATACACAACCCCATGGCGTAGTTTAAAATCCATTTTGACCTTTTCTCGGGAAAGATTGTTTTCTTTGCGGTAAGCATCAACCAAGGCATGAAATAGACGAAAAGCCTCTTCGCTCCGTTTGGCTGGCAGGGGTTCGATGGTCATGCGAAGTCTGATCCCTTCGGTGAGATTATTCTTATACATTGCCAGATCACCGGAGGAGTCGGGGATGATTAATCCCCTCTTGAATGTGGCGGCTCCCACAAATTTCATCCCTGCCCCTTTAGTCGCTTGCACCAATACCAGATATGGAGATATCCAGTCATTCTTCTCCCCCTATCCCCACACCCACTTCTCTAAGTTCCTCCCGCTCTATTATCATATAGCACTCCGCGCAGTACCATGACTGCCGAGACCCACAGTATATGTATATTTTTTGATAATACATCGGTTCGTCTTTGAAATAATCCTTACAGCGATTACATTGTTTCCATCTTTTCGGTGTTCGCACCCTGAACTGTGCATAGAACCTTCTAAGTCTATTTTCCTGCCACGATCTTCTCATTTTCCCTACTCCTTTACCCGCTTGGCTTCTTTGTGAATCTCCTTAGCACTGCGGAAATATCGTAGTTCCATCCCACGGGCAATTAGGGCATTCCCTCTTATGTAAAGCTTCTATCTCAACCTGATGTGCCATAACTGCTTCGTTGAAGACCCTTTCTGCCTTGCCACGGGCTATCCATGCATCTTGGTAAGTTTTCCGTACTTCGTGGCAAGTTCCTGATACCTGAATAAAAGTGGTGTAAGTTTCCTGAAGTTTTTTGCATGCTTTGTCATAAGCTTTTATTGTCCTAACAACAGGATCTGGCAACTTCCCTCGCACGGGTTTGAGCAATCTTAGGCGAAGTTCTATTTGACACTTGGGTTTCTTTGCCTTGATAAACTTGATCCGCTCCCCGATATCGTCCGAGGGTTCTAGTAGTTCTAGTAATCGATCATGGTGAATATGCCAGTATGGTTTAATTTCCCTAGTCATGATTTTACTCCTGCTCCTTTACCCGCTTGGCTTCTTTGTGATACTTAATCAGCCCAATAACAAATCATAACGAGAAGACCGAAAAGGCCGAAACCCAAAACCACCAACATCATTATTCCCACCACCTTTTCCCAGCCATCTTTAATTACTAAATATGCAGATAAAAAACAATATCCAATGATTGCTCCAGCCACACCCAGCATCGCTAATGCTGATTTTACGGCTTCTATCAAGTTCATTCAATCCTCCCTCTTTCCCTTTTCTGTTTTCATACAATCCGCATCTCACCATGCCATTTACCCATCTTGTTTTTTACATCCCAACATTCATCTCGATAGCCGCAGTAATTACAATTCCAATCCCCTTTGTATTCACGGCCCTTGTGTTGAAACTTGTCCTTGATTTTTCCATCAACGATAGATGCTACATATTCCCTAGGGGGAAGCTCGTTGTCAGACAGATAGTGCTCTACAATTTGGAATCTCATAAGCAGATTCCTGAATCTATGCTCGGTCTCGTCGTTTTTCTGGATTGTAAAAATAGTACGGTAGGCGTTATCACGGCCAAGATAAAAAAGATATCCTTTCCTGCAATCGGACATGTGAAGATAAAGGACTAGCTGGTTATAATGATCTTCTTTAGGCGCCCCGCTTTGCTGAATATTCTGAATTCCCCGCCCGTAGGAGCTTTTTACTTCCAATATCTCCCAGGGAGCTTCCCCACGCCTAAATCGCACATCAATTCGTCCCTTGATGGGATATTCCAGAGCTGGATGCTCAAGGAATACTTCAACCTCTTCTTCGACTTCATAACCCGCGCCCCGGAGCAGATCGGGGATGATCTTGTGAATAGAATTCCCCATGCCCATTTTCCAAAGTGCTCCAGCTTCAATAGGGTTCGAAGGTTCTCGGCCCTTCCACTTGTACCAAGCTTGTCTCGCACAAGCAGTACATTCGGAAGGATAGTGGTTAGTCTTTTCCCGCTTCTCGTGTTGTAGCAACACCTTATCGAGCTCATCTATCAGATCCATAATACCCCCTGGAAAGTGCGCCGCTATCCACCGGCCTCTTTAACGGTAGATGTATACTTTTTCATACATATTAAAGTATACACGCGGCGCCTAATTAAAATATATCGTTTTGTTGGTGTGCCTGTTGCCGGGGTTGTCCTTGGGGCTGAGCGGGTTTTGAAATAAACACACTCATATCGGGTGATTTGTCACTTCTTTTTTGTTTGTTCCTAAACACCACAACCCGTATTTCCTGCCCCCCAACATTAATGATACCGGACATATACCGGGTACCACCTTTGCTCGTTTTTACCCACAAAGAACCTATACGATTGTTGCCGTCTTGATCATTCATATTGCCTCCTATACTTCCTCCCAAATGGGATCTTGGTATACGCAATTATAGTTATAATGCCTTTTGTATGTTTTGCATACTGCATCTACAATATCTTCCACTACGCCATCTTTAAGATGCTCGGCGATGTTTTGATCCCCATTTGTCGAAATTATTAAGTGCCAGCCTTCTTCGGTTAGAGGGTTAAGTTTCCCTGCCACTTGATACTTAATACCATCAACATCAACAGAACCAATCGAAAAGCTTACTTCCATAGCTACCTCATAATAAAAATACCCGATGCGTCCCAACGGGACACACCGGGTATAAGGAGGGTGATCATCAACACTTGCGCTATTCGCTCAATTTGCATATTCAAACCATATCACAAAACAATTAAATTGTCAAGTAGTTTCTTTAAGTTTTTTTAGTGTCTGTCCTGTACTCCTTTAAACTTTTCATATGTTCTCATACCAGCCAGGCCTAACATTCCAAAAAGTAGCGTCATTAAGGGAGCCATGTCTATAGGAGGCATAGTTAGGCCCACTATTTGTGATAGCAAGGGTGCTATCAAAAAATGATAAGCTAGAGCAATTCCGCACACCCACAAAATAAAGGGGCGAGCCCCGGCTACAAAGAATCGTGCCGATCTCGCCGCCGCCGCATTTACTTCTGCTTGTGCTTTTGCTATATCGGCCTCCATCTGGGCCAAGGCCATATCAAACTTTGCTTGTTCGTCCGGGGGAAGGTTCTTTGCGAAAGTGTTGCGGATATTGCGGGTTGCACCCGACAAAGTAGTAATCGTTTCTCCCACAACCTTAGCGCCGCCGGCGCCTAACCACGAAAAAATCCCCATACTTTCCTCCAGATTCTTATTATATTATCCCACAGAAAGATGATATATGTCTCCAAAAACACACCTATCACCCACAACCACCAAAAAACGATCCTATATCGTTTCATTCCCCTTTCTCCTTCAATTCACGATACCGCTTCAACGCCGTAGTGGAGCACACTCCTAATAGTCTAGCTACTTCTGTATGCTTCTTGATCGGCCAATAGCGAAGCAACAAGGCATCTTTCTGTGGGGTCCAGTCAATTTCAGCGGGCCCCTTTGCGGAAGGCAGAGCGTCAAAAGCTTTAAGAATTTCTTCGTCAATCTCAACCTTGATCTCGTCCATGTTTCCCCCATGCTTCTACCCATCTTCGGATCTCATCAAGACCAACCGGGTAGTAATCCCATGGATCTACACCTATGTCCAAAACCCTATCGGGAGGAATGCTACCATAATGAGATCGGGGCCAGCTTAACATCGGATAATGACAAACAACAACATATACATCCCCTATCTTCCGCTCCCAGAGGAAAGGTAAGTTTGTACCCCATTTGTCATGCGAGCCTTGTAGAAACACATGATACCCATTAAGCTGCTCGATAATCTCCCCCACCTTCTTCTTGGCTGCCAGGGCAAAATCACCAGCATGTATTACGGTATCATTTTTGCCCACCACCTCATTATGCCGCCTAATTAATTCTTCGTTCATCTCTTCAACTGTAGTGAACGGTCTTTGAGTATATTTAAGAATGTTCTGATGAAAATAGTGCTCGTCGGCTGTAAAAAAGTAGTTAGGCGTCGCGCTGCGACACTCTGGTTTCATATTTTTTCTCCGCATCTCGGCAGGCGCGGTCGGCATCATCTTCTTGGTCAAAATAACCGACGTATATTTGCCTTCCGTCAACCCAGATTCGGCCCTGCCATTTCTTATCGCGATAGTGCCAACAGACGCCCCTGTAGATTGAGCTTCCATTTCTCCCAAGCCCCTCCATGATAGTTTCCCCCTCTATATAACTTTCTCGTATTCCCTCTTGACTACAATTCTTAGGGGCATTATAAACTTCTGAATATCTACCTTCTCTTTAGAGACCTCAAACAATAACAAGCCTATATCATAATAGAAAGGTCTGCATTTCCGCCCAAACACGTTTAGGGGCACCTGGAAACATGGTGTGGAGATAGCCACCTTATTCGCGCTTTCCATGCGGGTAAAATAGTGAATGTGACTCCGCACTGTAAAATCTGCCGCCTCCCTATCCTCAAAGGTGGCCCTCATCATGTCCCGGACGGCTTCCTTAAATAACTGCGTACCTTGTCCATAGGGAGTGGTGCTATTACCTACGACGTGTCTAAAATTAAATTTCCATTCTTCTATATGCAATAATTGTGTGTCTTTGATAGATCCGTTTAAAGCGTCGGCTAAGGGTTCCTCATAATTATAAGAACCTACAGAATGAAAAGGCGAACCAAATGTGAGATACCAGCGGTTTGTCTTGATTTTTTCAAACACGGTTTCGGCGATTTCTACCTGTTTCATCGTATCGGTCGTTAACTGCTCGATATCTTCTCTTTTGCCTTCTCCGTCTAGGCCGTCACCATTTAAGACGGCCACATCCACCGGGCCTATGTCTTTTATCGTTTTCTCATACCAGTCCCACATCGGCTTTAGTACCACAGCCGTATCGGGAGGTATCCATTCGGGGGGTGTTAGACCCAACCGACTACCTATATGGGTATCTGCTATCACCAATACCCGTTTTGTTTTCATGTACGCCTCCTATCGGAGAAGTTTGAATATCCTCTTGCTAATTAGGCGCCCTTCTGTCACGGCCCTGCTCACGCCCCAAGGATCGTAAGCCACATGGCCTTTCCCGTCTCCCGTTACAAAATGCCTCCAACCTCCTTTTTTAAACATGAGAATCTCTATTTCGTCTTTTTTGCAATCTTGGTTAGGCGGCAAGTGCTGGTCATAATAATATACGGGTAGACCCATGAAATCAAATATTGCCGCTGGATCTCGAATATAGGCATCCTCTTCCATGAAACCCCGGTCAATTAGAATCTGGAATATCTCATTAATCATCCCCGTGCTGATCTCGCAATTAGTATATTTATTGACAAGGAAAAAAATAGACAGCAGATAGCAACCATAACGCCGGATGGTAGGATTTAGGCGTGGGTCACGTTGAAGGATCATAATCGTACCTCTATTTATAACATAGATTTATCTTTTTGTCAAGATGTTTATTCCTGTAGGGTTTCAACCAAGGATTCAATATTATTTACTTTTTCTTCTATCCTATATAATATCGGGATGATTTGATCTATTAGGCGCTCGGTTCGGTTCAACCTAGCGTTGACCTGGCCAAAGGCAAAACCGCCTAACAAAACAACTAAGGCGAGAACAATAGTAAGAATTTTAGGTAGTACACTTGGCTTCTCGTTCATTTATTTTCCTTATCTATCTGGATTTTATCTTTCACTTCCACCTCTATTTGTTTTGCCCGCTCACATAGTGCCTGTGCCAGGGCTTCAGGAGTGTCTTTGTTCTGCAAGATCAGATCGGGTAGCTCGGCTATGAATTTTTGCTTGATAACTGCTTGCTTCTCAACTTCCAGTTCTTCATTAGTTGGCAGTATCGGATCACGCTCGATAATATAACGATTATCAATATGGTCTGTCTTTGGGTCATAGTCAGGGTTCTCTCGGACTGTCCACTGAAGTCGCTCATTTTTGCTAAGTAGGGGCTGATCAAAAGCTTTGGTAAACTCATACGCCGCACTCGGAGTTCCTTTTTCGGACACGAGTTGAGAGCCAGTAATGTAGTATTTGGTATATATCAACTGGACATTGTATCTAAAAATCATATAAAAATACCTAGCTGCGCGATTAGTAGGCGTTTACTACTTGCCGTAGGCGGGTAGTTAAAGAAAAAATCAATCGAATTATCATCTCCAATCGGACACATCAATAAACCCATAAGATTGACCCGGAGGAGAGGATTAGTCAGAGTATATAATGCAGGTGCGTTAGCTGTTATCCCCGAATCCCAGCCTGATCCCTTGGGCCGCAGAACAAGATATACATAGTTCTCCCCCTCTTCGGTCAAATTGGAATAAACCCAAACTTTGAACAAACCCGCCCGAACATTCGTATTGTTTTCCAATAAACAGGTCACGGGGGTCCAGGCTTCATCGGGCGGAGTAACCTCGTCGTAGATTACATAACTACTTTGTTCTCGAAACCAATTTAGGTGTCCACAATAATAGCGTCCACTTTGAATTGGTGCATCGGGGATATCGTGTATCACCGTCCCCGCAGCATCCTTCGCCATCAGCCCGTCTTGGTTGGAGATCAGTATCTGCCTGTTCCGCCAGTCGGTGATGTTCAGCTCGGCGTTGTGCAAGCGTATCCCGCTCCGGTCAATCCGCACGCTCTTGTCAAAGCTTGCAACCTCTCCGGGGGAGTGCCAGGGGCGGGTCTTCCAATAGTGCCGATCCATCTGTTCGGCTGTAAGAAGCTGATTAGGCAGGATCAGGAGATCGGAGATGAAGGAGTCGGCTTCCTGGGTGCCGTTTTCTTGGCCGATAGATAGGGTCGGGAAAGAGGATGTTTTGGCGTCGATGGCTCCTCCAAAATCCGTGTCCTCTCCTATGGTATCAGCATATACCTTAAGCCGGGAACCTGTCTGCCCACCGGCGGCATCGAAGGCAAGAGCTACCATGATCCACTGGTTAATATCATTATAGGATAAGCCATCATCAAACTGCTGAGAGTAAAGATATCGCGCAGTGCCACCGTCCTGCCACAGAACTGTTATTAAGTCGCCGGTTGCTTCGAAATAAACAAGAAACCGATGAGTCGCATCAATAAACCACTCTACAAAATATTTGCTACCTCCATTATAGGTAAACCACGGCCTCACCCAGAACATAACGGTGAACTTCTCGGGCATCTCGAAGGGATAATTGAGAATCCCATCCTTCGCCCGCTCGGTAGGCGTATAGGGAGTTGGGTAGACGACGTCCTCTACCATGACGGCGGTGACGTAAATGTAATCATTCGCCGCTTCAGATGTGTCAGGATATATACGAATCTCGACATCATTAGACGTATTGACGGAAGCGGCGGTTGCGGCCACCCATACCGTATCATCGGAAATCCATTCGTACTCCAGATTGGTAGCACCGTTCGATGCCGCAATTGTCTTTGTGGTCCAGGTTATCGTGATAGTCCCACGGGTTGCCACACCTCGTTCCGCCAGATTGATAACTGTGACATCTGACAACCCGTGCTTAAAGATAGCCTGAAAAGACGGAGTGGCCGTGGTGACTTCCACGTCTTTGTAGGTAAAAGCAGTACTGGTATTCGTTACTAGGAGCTTCGTAAACCGTTTGCCGTTGATGTAATAATCCGAGAGAGACGGCGTGATGTTCCCGTTTTCATCAAGCCAGCTCGCATCAGTCAGATCTTCAGGAAAATCCACCAGGTTTGTAGTCTTCTGGAATATCCCTATCGCCCCCTGCTTGCTGACGGGCTTGTAGCGGGCATTAGAGTGGTCTTCCAGCTCCAAGTCAAACAGCGAAGTGAGGTCTGCTGTGACCCGGTCTATGTCAGTCTCGTCGTTGAGCGTTCCCAGGGAGCTGCCGTCCCACTGCCAAAACTTGGCGTATTCTATGAGGGAGTCGGCGTGGTTTTTTTCATCACCCCGATGGCCGATTGAAAGCGTAGAAAACGTTGAAACTTTTGCATCGGGTGCTCCGGTCCAGTCATTATCTTCGGCTTGCTTTACTCTATCTACGATGGCAAAAAAAGCATTGTTGCCTGTTTGGGTTGAAAGATCTATTGCACCGAAAAGGATAATTTCTGAACTAATATCATAATAGTTGGAACCATCATCAAATTGCTCAGAAAATAAATATCTAGCTGTTCCACCATCTTGCCAAAGAATGTAGATTTTATCAGGTGCCCCTGGATTGTAATAGATCAAGAAGCGATGAGAACCATCTATGTACCACCCAAAAAAATGCGGATAACCAGCTATGTCATAAGTAAACCACGGCCGGATCTTCATCTTGAACACAAACTTCTCCGGCATAGTAACAGCGTAGTTAGGCGAAACAGCAGGTCTTACTCCCGTGGGCCAACGGTAGCGGTCTATGTAGGGGGTTGGATAGGGAAGATCTTCTAATTGAACTGCTGTCCAGTAGGTGTATTCACCATCTGTTGCGTGATCGGACCCGAAACACCGAATTTGACAATTGTTGCCAGCAGCATCGAGTGTGCCAATCCACTGAATTTCGATCGTGTCTTCATCAATCCAAGTATAATTATGTAAAGTTCCTGCCCCAGCAGTGCCAGGTGCATTAGGGTAGTTGTCAAAGTCAATAACTATCCAAAATTTGGGGTCCCAAGTCGTAGAATCAAAAACATAGAACCGAGTTGTATTACCAACTGATTTACCCTTTCGACAGATAACGGAACCCCCGATCTGTACTTGGGTAAAGGCGGTTGTATGGGTTTGGGCAACATAATCCGATGCAGCTCCAGTATTTACAATCTTCGTAAGTCTTTTTCCATTAACGTATTGATCAGTTAAGACTACTATCGGAGCGCCACTCGTAGCCCAATCGCTTGTGGTCAAATCCTCCGGGCTCTTCACCAGGTTCGTGCTCGCCTGGAATATCGCCTCGCTCTGGCCGATCATGCGGGGTGAGTGGAATCCTGGATACTCTTTGCCCGTCTCATCAGTAGCAACCCCAGGCGCGTACACAATCTCTTTTCCCACCTCAGGTCTCGTGCCTTTGGAGCCTACACAGTCAGGCTGGCTTAAATCAAATAGCCCGGCATCCTCATCGGCGGTTTCTTCATCGGCATCTGTGGCGATATCATCATCATTAACCCCAAAAGTCATTTCGCGGGATGTTATTGTACCAGCTTCTATTTTGGCTGCTGTTACCGAGGCAGCATCAAGTTTGACGGTTGTCACGGCTGCTGCGTCCAACTTGGCTGTAGTAACAGAGCCAGCGAGTATTTTATCTGCCGTAACAGCATCAACAGCGATCTTATCACCAGACACTGCTCCGTTCTTGATTTTAGCTTCTTCTACAGCATCGTTTATAATTTTGGCCGCCGTTACCGCATCATCAAGCAGTTCAGTAGTTGTAATAGCACTGGCTTGGATTTTATCCGTGCTTACCGAATCATCATTAAGCTGGTATTCGGATATATAAAGTTCGTCAACCTTGGCTGTAGCAAATGCATAGTCTATTGCATTATTGTCATCAATATGAAACTTGCCTAGACATCTGTAATTGTTATATTGGGGATGATAATCTGCGTGGTAGGATGAATTATAGTTAGGCGCCAAAGCATCAACATGAAATATGCCCGCCTCGTCAAGATATACATAATAAGCACAACCCGCCACCCTGCTATGAAGAAAATCCCCGTCTACAATAGTATAGGTTGCATCTTGAACAACTTGCTTTCCCTTTATATTGGCAACAAGAGGATCAACATCAACGTGCTCACCTGCATCTTCTTCTACAAGAGTAAGTTTCCCCCCGGAAATATACCCCAGGGGCAGCCCCTGAATTTCGCTATCTCGGCGGCTCCCGGCCCGCAGGTCCATTATGTCTTCATAGGTTCTTGCCATTACAATCCTAACCTTTTCTGGCGCTTGATACTGCGCTTGATATATTCCGCCTTTCTCTTAGAATACCCGGGTAATCTTTTCATCTGTTTGTACCGCTCTTCTTCGGCTGTTTTCAATACATCCCGAGCCTCGTATTGGCGCTGTTCCTCAACGTCCAACGTCTTCATTTTCACGCCTAGATAGAAAGAAAGTATCTGAAATATCTCCTCTAGCTGTTCATCCGCTTTCTCATAATCCCCCACTGCGCCGGCCTTGTTCTTTACCTCTTGTAGGGCAGGGAAAACAGCTTCGGGCAAATCAAAGTACTGCGGGATTCTCTTTAAAAATAAAATATTGTTCTCAAGTGCCCTGACAACCAGGGGGTTGAGAGTCAATTGGCCCTCTTCGTTTACATCCGGGTCAAGCCCCCGCTCCCATCCGGCCAGACGTAAAAATCCGTCAAGCCAAGTTAAAATCCTGGCATCTCCGTCTTTGCCCGCCAAAATACGCATCAAGCGTGGGGAAGCAAGATTGTCATCAAGGGGAGTATCTTTAAACACATCACGCCTACCTACCATTTCAACAGCCGTCTTAATCAAGGGATGGGCATTTGAAACAACATCTCGCAATATTTCATCCCCGCCCCATTTCGGTACAGGAATCCCCCCGGCGCTCATCTCAAACTTCAAGGGGATCTTGTTAACGTCCATATAAGGGGTGTTGGGCCAGAACATCTTGGCCTCGCCCTCTTCCACCTCAAAAGGAATATACCCCAAATCCCGCATCCAGTTCGGCATCTCTGATTTCTCTACCCCGGGAGCCCCTTTGCTAAGCTTGGGGATCATACTATACATTTCTCTAAAGTCAAACATGCCCTGAATTTGGTTTGCTAGGTTTTTTCTGATCCAGGTATTTGAACTCCAGATATGTTTCCCATTTCGCCGAAGCATCCAGCATAATCCATCAATTTCAGGGCACCATATTTCGCCCTTGTACCATTCTGTACCTAAAGCGTTATTGTCTTTGCCTATTTTGATAAATCGCCTAACAGAATTTTTCCGAATATACATCCCTTTTCCGTCTTTTGTCATGTGTGCAACTTTGTTAAGCATTATAGAAAGAATCTGAAAATAATCTCCCACCGCTTTTCCGTTAGGCGTCGATCTTTTAGCTGCAAAAAACAAATCTGTCATCACCCCGGGACGGGTTTTCCGTTCTCTAACAATAGTTCCGTCTGCTTTATACATAGCATCCCACATGGCCTCTGCACATTCTTTAGACAAACTAGTAATAAGAAGTTCATTATTCGTCTTGGATGTAATCAGAGATTGTATTCGTTTTCTTAGGTTACCATTTAATTCAAACCGCCTAACTCGTGTTAAGGGATGAACATATTCCGAACACTCACCATTCAATAATTCCCTTATCTCTTCAGCAAACTTGTGATCAGCCTGATAAATCACATATTGATAAAAATTCTTAGTTTTTTGTTTTATCGAACCGTCCGTCAAAACCCATCCAATAATTTTCGCTTCCCGAACAGAAATAGAACATTTTTGCGGCCATTGTGTTTGGGCGGCGGTTAGCGGTATCCTGTATCCACTTCTTAATTCATAACCCCTTACAATCTTCCGATTGATTCCTGTGGCATAATTTTGAGCGACAAAAACGGGCCATTTGTGATTCGGTGTGAAAAGATATTCTCCGTTGGTCCGATTCTTGATAGACATTAGAATGCCATCATAATTAAAAACTGCGACATTTTTAAGAGGATACCAAAAAGCAGTATCAGTTTTTACATCATAGGCCAGTACATCCTCGCCCTTTCGTAATTGAGTGTTTGTTTTCCATCCTTCTCTGGTTAATATCTCGGCATCGGTGGGCACACAGTAAAAGGGGATTATGCTTTTCATTACCTTCTGCTCGAAGGGACTAAGATCATCATAGTCCAAGAACCATTTCTTCGCCTGCAAAGATGCGTATTCCATAGCAGTCTCCGGGGCACTGCCTTGCTTGAGGGCTCGTTTGTAATCAAGCATAAACGAATGAAACCTTGCGGTATTTTCAACATACATGGAAAGGGCATAACTACCTTGCAAAAGACCAAACTCTTTGCTCATAGGATTTATTTTTTTAAAGGCATCGCCTTGTTTTAGTACGCCCTCTAGTGTTTTAGGCGCATCAAATCCCATGACGTGACGAGCGATAACCCCCTTGCGAGTGGCATATGCTGCCAATTCTTCCAGGCTTTTCCCCCCATATATCCGAGACAAGATGCCTGTTGCCATGGCCTCATCAACTCCTTCGGCAACAAGTTTCTTGAAAGCATTTTTTCTTTCAAGCCCCGCTATGGTCCCAGCCCATGCTTCAAAATTATTCCTTGGATTAAACCATTCCGCACCGTGTTTAAGGATTCCCGTGACATTGTTCGAGTAATGGTTTCTCCAGTGAAACCCCGGAGAAGCAGTTGCCCATGCTTTCCACCAAGCGGTAAAAGACCCAATCCACTGTGCGGCGGTTCGCAAGGTCTCGTCACTTGCTGTAATTTTTATAGCCTTTCCCAATATTTCGGATGTTTCCTTGTCAAACAAATATCCCTCTAGCGCATCATCGGGGATCGCTTGTAGGCCAAACTGTTGCAAAACGGTTTGGTTATTAACCATGATCTGGGCAAGCTCGTCATCCATTTCAGCAGCCTGTTTCAGATTAAAACCCATTTCCCGGATTTGTTTTATGATAGAAGCTCTTTGTTCTAGGCGCGCTTGGGCCATGCCACGACCTAACAACATTTGATAAAGGTCTGTTTGGAGATCTCCCGCTCCTTCCCTTACCAGTGATTGAGCTGCTTCGTCGCTGATCTCGGGGAAAATAAATTTAAGCTTGGCCGCCTCGCTAGCAATATTCTCTTCAAATCCCGCGGTGCGAGCAAACAAGAACCCGGGATGCCTGGCTGTAATTGGGGTAGGCGCTTTTTTGTAGAACCCCGTGCCCGTTCTACGGACCGGAAGGTAATTCTCAATCTCCCCAACCTCTTTGATAATCCCGTCTTGCACGAGTTCTTCCAGTCTTTTGCGCCACATGGCCGTTAGATTATTGATAGAAGCGACAGTCTCTACCACAAGATCAATCTTGTCCGTCGCTACTCCCATTTCAAGGGCCATCTTGCGAAAGTCTACCGCCTCCCCCTGGGCCGTTATTAACAACTCTCGTACCGCCCGCATGCTGTTTTCATCTAAGGGCTTTAATAGATCCACCAAACCCTGTTGTGTGCGAGCTATGGTATCGGTTGTAGCTGCTTTGGCGTCCTGGACCGTGCGGGCTAAGATTTCCTGGTAAGGATTGCGAATATTGAACATCTTTTTCAGCTTCCCTACCACGCCTTTGTTCATCATAGCCCACCAGGCATCAGAGAAATACCCACCTATCTTGCTTTTCTCAGTCCACCATTTACCTAGATTATCCCAGGCTTTCAGTATTTCTGGATATCGTTCACTTATGGCAAACTCTTTCCGCATGAATCGGGCCGCCCTAGTTCCTGCACCGGCATATGCACCTTTCTGCACTGATTCGGCTAATTCGTCTAGATATTTCAAACCAGTAACAGCTTCTTTTTTACTCACGTAACCGGCGACGTGCTCATTAATCAGATCAGAAAGTCCTTTTGCGGGTCCATAGTCTGCATATTCTTTCGCTAGGTTTCTGATCTGGCGCTGTATACCCTCCTGCACTTTCTTGGCCGGGACTATTCGGGCCTCTGTTATCCTGCCTAGAGCTTTCTCTCGCAACTCTTTCTCAGGCAATCTTAGAGCTTCTTTCTTGGCCGCCTTTGCCACCTTTGCCATGTGTTGAGAGATATCAATACCTACATTCTTTTGGAGTAATCGTAAGGCTTCTTGGGGATTTTTTATGGCTAGGCGCTCGATGCGTTCTGCAAGCTCGGACCCACCCTTGCGGGCAAGTTTGGCTAATGTTTCGGGATTCTTGACGAATTGTTTTATGGTTAGGCGCGCAACGTCGTCGGCATACTTTGTCGCGGCAGCACGGGCTGCGGTAGTAGGTCCAAAACCTATATATGTAGTAGGATCTAAAAAGATGTTAGCAGCAAGTCCGGCCAGGCCCCGGCCCGTTGCCCCAATGATGGGTTTTCCTTTAGCCCATTTGCCAAGAACGGGCTTCTCCCATCTTTCTTTGTCTATGTCTTTGAAAAGCCCCTCAAACTCTTCTCCGCCTACATCCTTGCCGCCAAACAGAACATTCTCCCAGTCACCCTTCTCTTTGCCTGTTAGGCCCTCCCATGCTTCCCGGGCCACACCTTTCAGTGCGGGTTCACCCTCCCGAAGGTTGCGGATAATTTGTTCTGCGGTATTGGCGGTTACATATTGCCCCCTTTGAAGGAGGTCAAAGATCGCTTCGATGGGTTTGAGCCAGTTTCGTTTACGTTCTCGTTTGGCTTGCTCTGCCCGTACGTAAGGGATTGTCTCCCGTTCGGCCTGAGTCAAATTGCGCCGAGTGGTAGGAGATGTATATCTTTTTATTCGTTCGTGGATCTTTGATAGGGGACTTACATAGTACATTAGTTATCCCTTATCGCCTACCCCTTCCCGGAGTTTGCACCCTTTCCCGTGCTGTTTCTGCCAATGTTTGAGTATATTTATCTATAATATCCATAATCTGGGGTGCTATCTCGGCAAGTTTTATGCGTTCGTCGGGAGTAAGGCCGCCCTTCATATAATCGTTGAAAGCATCTATCACATATCGTTCGTTTATATTCATCCCTGGATAATATTTGATTTTATTTCGGTTGCGAAGAAGCTCATCAACGGGATCTTGTCTATAAGTGGGTTCGGAAACAGGCGTTTCTACAATGGTTTCTCCTTGTTCTTCGGTTATTTCTTGGGCGGCTACACGAATCGAATTGATATAGGCATCAATTTTATCTTCCGTGACATTGGGATGCATTACCCTCATATATTCCCTAAATTGCGCCCACCCCTCATCAGGGATATCGTATCCTATAACGTCGCCTAGCTCGTCTTTAATAAACCAACCGGGGCTTTGCGCCGAAGCTTTTTCTAACCAGCTTTCAAATCCCCTGTCAAATGCTTCTTGTAATTCCTGTCCGCCAGCGTAAATATTTTGTTCGGCTCTGCTTGCCTTTGCGCGTCGCTCCAGGGAAGGAAGTTCGTGCTCTATTGTAAATTGTCTCGCTTTTTTTTCTTCTTCGCTCTCCCATTTGCGTTCTTTGGCACTCTCTTTGGTTTCAAAACTCTCTCTGCCCCAACGCTCACTCGTTCCCCAACGACGCTCTTTCTCCGCTTCGCTCATTTGCCAATCCCGTTCTTTCTTAGCCTCGCCAGCCTTCCATTTGCGCCCACCTAGCTCCATAAATATGTTAGCCAAATCTTGGAAAGCTCGCTGTCTGCGATCTTTTTCGGCCTGGCGGATATCGGCGATCTTCCCCGCTTGCCGACCAATATTCCCGGTAATGTCAGCGATATTGCGCCGCCTAGCTATATTTGCTTCTAACCAACCCATATATACTCCTTTATGAAAACAATCCTATGATCCCCCCGACAATCGCCCCTACAGCCGCACCGACGGGCCCTCCAATTAGAGAGCCTCCCCCCGCGCCCATCGCAGCCCCACTCAGCATTCCGCTCCAATTAGCTCCTTCACCTTCTTCTAACGTTTGTCCCGCCAGCCAGGCGTTGTAACTTTGAAGGTCCATTTCAAACTTGTCTAAAGCGGGAGTCACGTATGCTTCATAGGCTTCTGCGGCCATTTCCATAGTATGAGCATCAAAACCCATATCAGCCATAATTGAGTTATACATTTGCTGAGAATGTTGTTTGTACAGATCAATATATTGACTGTTCTGCTGAGCCAAGGTGTCTAATTGTTGAGCATATCCTTGCAGGGCTCCCATTCTGTTATTCACAAGCATATCTGCATATTGTCCTGCCGCTCGGGTACCTGCGGCAACCATCCCTTCATAACGACCTTGCAAGGCTTGAAACTCTACCTGAGATCGTAAGAGGTTGCCTTCCATGTATTTCAATTTGCCCTGAACATACATGTCTGCAATTTGACTTGAGATTTCATCAGCTTTGTAAAAAGCCGCAGAATGACGACCAGAAGCCTGTAAAGCTTCCATCATCTTCATGTTCTCTTCTCGCACCATCCGTACATCATTAGATAGGGCTATGCGCTGGTCTTCGGTGAGTTGACCTGAAAAATCTATTTGGGTTAGGCGCTGGTTAAGTCCAGAAAGAGCATCGGTCATTTCCTGTTGAGTACCGAATCCAAGGGCCTGAGCTGCATATTGCCCGCCTGCTTGTATATCCTGCTGCATCCGATTCGGATCTTGCCACTGTTGAATCAAGCTCGTTAATCCCTGATAAGGTTGGCTCTGTTCAAGATCTTGGTAATTATATCCTTGTTGTGCCCACCATTCTTGTGGATTTTCGGTACGTAATCTATAAAGATTATACGCTTCAGGATATACTTTCCCAACTTGCCAATCCCCCTCTCCCTCTTTGTACATTTGAGCTAAGGGGGTTCCAGCATATACCCCATAATCAAAATCGGCCTG